CCGTAAAAGCGGTTGTTAACAACTTTTTTAGCATAACGTGTCATTATACCTTTCACTGGCGCAAAGTTGAACGGGTTGTACATTGTAGGCGTAAGTTGCATTGGCACGTAAGGTGCGTAGATGTAACCTGTATCTAATAAAGATTTACCTTTATGTCCCATAATCAATGACCAAGATGGAGCATAAGGGTCACGGTACACTTGGTAACGTCCACTTAAAGAACCGATTTTCTCGATACCCATGTTGTATTGGTCTTGCTCAGGAGATGCATCAGATACGTGGAAGTATTCTAAATCGTCAAACACAGCAGAGATTTCAGAAGAAACCACGATGAAGTTTGCACCACCTCTAAGAGTTGATTTATGTATTTGTGCTGAAATTTGGTTAACTTTAGTAATTAAAGTTTGATTCCAGTCTTTTTGAGTGTAAGCATTAGCAGCTAGAGAAGCTTTTCTCCATCCGTTCCAATCCCATCTCAATTGCCATGCAGCAGCACTTCTTAAATCTCTTAAGATTTCTCTATCGATTTCAGCAGCAACTTGCTCAGAAAGCATTGCAGTTAATTCAGCTTCAGCATCAATGTTGTGAAATGCACTAACATCTTGCGCTAATTCTGGAGACCATGTAGCTCTTAATTTACGTTCTTCAACGGAAACAACAACCTCATCTAATTTGAAAGATACTTCTCCCATTTCAGTTTCAAGTTCTAATGTAGCATATTCTGCCCATGATACTGATAAATCAGCTGAAGTGAAACCAGAAGCTAATACTAAGTCAGCACCTACATAACCATCGTATGTTGAAGTACCAGCTGCATCAACTGGGTGAGTCATATCTAATTCTAAAAATATAACACCAGCATCATCACAAACATCGTTGTAATCTACGATACCTCTACCATATTTTTGTGTTACTAATCTAAATGGTACAACACCACCGTCAGCAACAATTACGTTACCATCAGCATCAGTTAATGCTTCACCATTCATAACAACTTTTAAAGAAGCTAAGAAAGATTCAGTATCCATTGGGTTACCATCTGGTCCACTTAATCTACCTTTATTGATTGCGCTAAATCCACTTACTTGTAAGATTGCGTTCCTTAAAGAACCATCTGTAGCAGTTGGAAGTGCAGCAAAATCAGCAGCAGCAGCAAAAGTACCGTCTGCGCTTAATGTTACTAAAGCACCAGAACCAGCGATAATAGAAATTTCACCTTTAGACGAATCAAATAATCCATCATTATAATAAATATCATAAAGATTTTTAGATAAGTATTTAGTTGGAGAATAAGAAGGGTCAACACCTTTTACAATTGGAAGTCCGTCAGAACCCATTGAAGTATGTGCAGAAAATTGTGGTCCATTTTTATGTGGGTCACCATATGCATCACTTGCAGAATCATACCTAGCAGAAGTTTGTGGTACGAAGAAGAACAATTTACCAATTGGCATGTTCATAGCTTGTACAGATACAATATCATTTGCTAATAATTTTGAGAATACTCTTCTTACGATTGGAAATACAACCGTTTCAAAAGAACCTGAGCTAGAAGCGTCAGTAGACTCATTTAATAAGTGAGAAGCTTCGTTCTCATATAATTGAGCGATATTTTCTTTAACGTGTCCTTTAAGACCGTCTAAGAAACCTAAACTATCCCATTTATTGATAGTGTTCTCTCTTACTTGTTTCATGTGGTTAAGTCCGATATTACCAACTTGACCTGAATTTAAAAAATTTGACATAATTTTAATTTATTTTAATTTTTGTTTTAATATTATTATTAGTTAGTTCTTCTAATTAAATCAAGAACTCTTTTTTGTGCTGGGTCAACATAAGCAGTCGTCTCATTTAATTGAGTTGATTGTCCTGATGTTTGCTCAGACATTAATTTATTTTCAATTGACTCATTCATAGGATTTTTAGTTCCTAATTCAGAATTAATTCTTTTATAAAGTTTTTTAGACTCTTCAATAGTTCCAACTTCTTCATCAAATCTATTTAGTATTCCTTTCTTCTCATCACTAGTAGTTGAGTGTTCTAAGAATAATTTAGTTGCATGTGTTAAGTTAATATTGAATACAGCAGTCTCGGTGATTGTTTTTCTAAAATCCTTAAGAGATGATTTGAACATGTCATTCTCAACTTTAAGTTTTTTAGCTTCAGCAAATAAAGTGTTATACTTTTTAACGGTTTCAACTAATTTCTTAGCTTCTACGCTTTCAGCTTTAACTCCCTTACCTTTGTGAAATGCTTTTGAACCAGCACCTTCTGGTTGACCTAATTTGTCAGCTCCAGTACCATCTTGCTTAAATGCTTGGGATAACCCAACCGCAATTTGTTCATCTACTTCTTCACCTTCTTCAACAACTTCTTCAGTAACTTCTTCAGTTTCTTCACAATCTTCTTCCATAATATGCTTAGCATGATTATCTCCGTTTCCGTTTTGTGCGTCATCTTTAAATCCACCTTCAAGGTTATCACCTGAATCAGAATCTTCTGGTGCAGTTTGTCCTTCGATATCACCTGTGTTAGGCGAAGCAGTGTTAACTAACTCTTTATCGTGACCTTTACCTCTAACTATGTCTTCTGCAATTTCATCATCTTCCGATAATTCAATTTCATAAACAATAGATTCACCTAATTCATCTTCATCTTCTTCCTCAGTTTCTTCAGTCTCATCCTCAACGCCAACTTCCGCATCCATTTCTGGTTCTGCATCAGCTTCAACTTCTGGTCCAATTTCCACATCCATTTCTGGTTCTGCTTCCATTTCTGGTTCTGCTTCCATTTCTGGTTCAAATTCTACTTCTGGCTCACTTTCAAATTCGCCATCAACATCCATTTCACCTTGGTCTAACATACTACCACCACCGTTCATCTTAACATTGTACTCTGCTCCTGATACTGGGTCTTTAATAATTACTTCTTCTGATGATACAACTTCTATTTCGTCTTCTCCGCTTAATTTTTTGTAAACTGAGATAACTTCCTCGTCTGATGCACCAGTCATGTCCATTCCGTAGTCTTCGCTACCTTCTTCTGCTCCAAGACCTATTTCTAAGTCTTCTTCTCCAGAGTCCATTCCTATGTCATCTAACCCAAGTTCTTCAGAACCACCTTCTTCTTCTCCACCAAAATCAGGTGTAGCTTCAGGTGCGTCATCAACTGGTAATGCGTCAACATCGCTGTCAACGTCTTCGATATCTTCGATATCGTACTCATCCTCATTTAAGGATTCGTTTAGCGTGCTAGTAATCTCTTCTTTCGCTACCGAACGAAGTATTTCTTTAGCATTTGTGTTCAAAGTCTCTTCAATAAGATTGAACTCCGCTAATGCTTCTTCTATAATAGACTTTTTTCCGTCTGTCATTTGTTTATTGTGTTTTAAACTATTATTAGTAATTTAGTATAATTAAAATCATACAGTTACTTAATAAATATGTGGTATTTTATCAAAATACCTGATTTAACCAAAAAAAAACTAAAATTTAGTTTTTTTTCTTAATTATTATAATAAAAATTTATTTAATTTATCAATTAAAAGACTTTTTCCTTTAACCTCTGACTCCATAAATGGCTGTGCCTCAGACTTACTATTGAACATATAAGACCCTGGTGTACTAGGACTAGTTACTATATCCCAACATATCAATTCAAAATCTTCTTGCACCATTAATTTACCAGCAATCTCATCTAAAGACCCTACACCCCTAGAAGACACTCCAACACGAATTCCCTTTCTAAGCATATTTGCAATGTTATCACCTTCACAAGATATAATTCCTTGGTTTATAAAACCTGGTGACATGATAATTTCTATTTCACCAACAAGTGTATGACCTTCCCACCAAATCTTTTTAATTTCATGTGAAACTCTACTATTTGAAATAACTGATGATTCTGGATGGTCACTTTCACCGATAGCTGACCTATTTCTAATAAGTTCTTGGTAATTAGTCGCTTCTCTCCTTAAAATGTACTCTGGGTATATTCTACCATTTCTATTCTCAATACCAAACTTTTGTAGTACCACAAATAAAACTAACGGTTCAATCATAATAGCACCGCCACTACCAATCTTACTAGCTTCACTAATAAATGGTTTATTTCTTATATCATTTGGTTCAATAAAACCAGCATCACCTTCAATCAACAATCCAGTTCCTGTCTTACCACCTCTTATAATTTTAAATTCTGACGACATATTTATCTTTTTCAATAAATATGCGAATAAACATAAAAAAGCCTAATCTTTACGATTAGGCTTTGGTTAATGATTCATTAGCTGTCTTTTTTTTCTTAAAAAATTCAAAATGTTTATTTCTTTTAAAAACATCCTCTATCAAATTTCTAAGCACTCGATTAATTTCAAGATAGATTTCATCTGAGTCTAATGGTAGTTTATTTATCTGATGTAATGTTATTTCACACCCCATAAAACTAGACTTACCATTGGTGATACCCGATTCTCTAATGTCTAAATCTACCATAGTCATAGATTTATTAAATTTATTATTTAATTCTTTAAATAATGAAGTTCTTATTTCTTTATGAAATTTCCTTATTATTGTTTTATAATTATTATCATTATAATAATTAATTGTGTTACACCACCCACTAATCCTTAAATAAATTGTTTTTGGATTGTGTTTATCAATTGAGCCAAATGTTACATTTAAATCTTTAAATGATTCCAATTTTATCTCAGTACCTCTATTATATGTCATAAGGTAAAGATACATCAATTGGGGATTTAGTCAAGTGGTCTAATAATCATAAAACCAGGTGTTTATAAATTTTAATATATTTTAATTATTAAAAAGATGACATTTTTAATATGTCATAAACTTTTTTTGGTGGTAATCCCAATGAAAAATTTTCATCAGTGCTTAATGTTGAGTATACAAAACAACCCCCTTGATATGAAGATAAATAATGAATTTCATTAGGTTTGAAAATATATTCATCTCCTACTTCATATATCTTACCAGTAAATTTGTCGATTAACTGACCCTTTAAAATAACTCCATACTCATATTCATTATCATGTATATGTGGCATAATATAAGAGTGTGAGTCATATTCGGTGATTAAATGTTTGCAATTATTAATAAAATTAAGGGCCATTATTTTAACACCCTTAGAAATATTTACTGGTAATACCTCCCACCTATCTTTAATAAACATTATTTCATCAGGTGTAACATCTGGGAATTTTATTATAAAACCATCAAATCTTTTTTTAATGTTTCTAAGATTATTAACAGCTTTTAAATAATTCTCATTTTTTTCTTTAAAAAAACTTTTAAATATATTCATAACTATAACTTACATATTGGTTACTAAGACTTTAATATCACGAAGTAATTCTAAGATTTGTTCAGATACCTTATCATTTTTCTCTTCACTCTTTTCGTTCTTTTCTTCAATCTTACCACTTTTTTCTTCCCATAAAGTTGTTAATTTAATAACATCCTTAGCTAACCCATCTTTATCACTCTCGGCTTTATTTAATTTTTTAGCTAACCAATATATAGCAGCACCCATAACCACAACAACTGGGGCCTGTTGAATTAACCAGTTTATTAAATTGGGTGAAACTTGTAAAAATTGTATCATATTAAATTAATGTTGTTTTTAAATAATTAATTTTACTCATTTCAGAAGTGAAGTTGTCTGAATTATATTGATATCTTAATAATTTATCTTTAACTTGTAATAGCGTATTCTTTTCGTCTATGGTACATTCATTTAATTGAACGTCAATCAAATCCACACATTCTATAATCGTTGTGCTATATAACTCTTTTTTATCACTATCACTACCATTAATACTTAACTTAATTACCTTTTTTTCTAATTCAGTTAAATTAGAGTACTTTTCATTAAATTTATTTTTTAATAAGGGAATTAATATTTTATTTGAATAAGGTTCAACCACCTTATTAACACTTTTTAAGTCTTCGTTAATAACGCATGTATAGTTTTTTATGAAAAGCTTAGATTCAACAATTTTATTAACGTTTTTAATATTCCTTTCTAAAAAGGTGATATTATTGATGTGCTCGTGAAGTGATTTAAAATCATATTCATCGGTATAAAGTTCATAACCATTCTTTTTTAAATAACTTATTAAGTTATTATTGGCTTCAAGGATAGTTTTCTTACCTAAGTTTTTAAGTATCGAAATGCATTCATCAACAAATATTGTTGTACGTTCTTCTTCGTTGGTAACATTAACTTTTGTTTCTAATTTATGATAAACATTATATTGGGATTTTAAAACGCTATTTTCTTTAATAGCTTTTACATAAGCCTTAAAGACTTTTTTACCTTTTCCATCTTTAGTTGTTATACTATCAGCTAGAATATTTTTAAAAGTTTCATTTATTTGTCCAAAATTTTGCATTCTTTCTATTTTATAATAAATATGTTTCAGATTGGTTAAAATCGTTAATTATTACAATTTTGAATCAATTTCATTAATCATAGAAGTTAATTCATCGTTGAACTTGACTGATTTATCGTAAATTTTAGTTATATCGTTAATTGCCATATCTTCTTTAGTCACACTCTCATCTAATAACTCAACATATTTTTTAGTTGAAATGTTTTTAGGTTTTAAAGTATTAGATTCTTTTATTAATTTACCACTTTTACGTTTATTTTCATCGGTTGTAACATCTTCAGCACCTAAGTCTTCAGCACCTAAGTCTTCACCACCTAAGTCTTCTTCACCACCTAAATCTACCTCGCCATCAATTTCATCATCTAACCCTAAATCACCAGTGTCAAAGCCACCACCGAAGCCACCTCCACCACTACCGCCACCAGCGTCAGTACCTTCACCATCTTCTTCATCAACCATACCACCTTTTTTAGCCATATCCATATCACCATAAACCCTATCCACCCTATCAAATACACCAGTATTTTTAATAACATTTTGTGTGTTTTCTAATTCAGCTGCGGCTGCTTTCTCAATTCTTTGCTCAAGTAAATCTTGCTTTATTTCATCATCACTCCAACCAAGTATTTCTCTCTTGGCCCTAGTCATAGACATTGCACCAAAACCATTACCAGCGTCAGAAACAGCATCTTTGTAAAGAGTTACTTTAGCAGAAGTATGTTCAATTTTAAGCATTTCAGCTTGTGTTGATGGGTTATTTAGTGTAATGGTAAAATTATCAATATCATCATGAAATCCTAAAAGATATAAATGGATTATAGCAATTTTATTTAATTCATGTAACATTGCTTGTTGAATTCTATTGATTGTTCTTGAAAATCTAATATCCTGTAATGCAAGGTTTTTACCTTCGCCAGTAGCTTCTTCAAAACCTAAAAAAGCTTTAGGTACTCTTAATGCGGTAAATAATTTTCTTTGTAAATATTCAATATCAGCAATTTGGTCTAAGTTCTGAGCACCTGGTAATGTGTCAATAGGGGTTTGAGCGTCTTCACTTCTTGTTGGTACAAATATGTCTTGGTCAATACCTAATTGATTGTACCTCATATCCATTTGTCCTGTTTGAGGGTCAATAAGTGGGGTACGTTTAAATCTATTTGCAATTTCATCTACATATGCTTGAACATCTTCATTATCAATGTTACCAACAAATATTTTATAAACACGTCTTTCTGGTGCTCTAGTTACACGATAAACAAGCATTGCATCCTCAGCTAATATTAATTGTTTCCAGATACGTCTAGTTTTTTCTAAGAAAGAAGTACCATATGGTAATTTCCTATCATCACCTAATAATCGAAAATGGGCTATTTGCCATGAGTTAAAAGTAACATCTTTACCTTTCCAGAAAAATTTAGTTTTATTACTTTTTTCATCTGCGTTAACCCCCTCTAATTGAGATGGGGATATGATTCCATGAACATCATTTTCTCTACGTTCTATTTCGAAGTTAGGTAATTGTCTACCGCCTACAATACCAGCGTCTTGGTCAATATTTAAATGAACGAAATTATCACCATATTTACATAGGTTTCTAGTCCACATTGGTAATGAAGTATGTATATCTAACCTATTAATAAATAAATCTTCTAATATTCTTTTAACACGCTTGCTACCAGAATAAACATTAATAATATCACCTTTATCATTCGGGGTTGTTGATTCTTCCATGAATATATCTAACGTTGCTGATATTTCAGGGTAAAATTCCATTGTTTCGAAATCTGAATAAGAACCAATTCTAGTCGTTTCATAATGAATCGCTTGTTGATATAACTCACCGTCAACTTTATTCCATAAATTATTTAAGTATTTATTTTGTTGAGATTGTAATTTAGCAGTATTAAACTCACCCTTATCTTGGGTTTTTAATATTTCACCTTTACCTAATGAATATCTATTTGTTTTTTTTACATTTGGGTTTAAACCATCTTTACCAAAAACATTATTAAGTTTTTGAAATATTGTTAATTGTTGTTTTGCCATTATATTTATTTTCTATATTATACTAAATATCTGAATTAAATCAATAGTATTCAGTTATTATTTACTCCCACTAAATAACCACATGTATTGACCTGTTGGGTCTTGCATGTTTTTAGAGACTTGGGGTGTAAAATTAGGTTTCTTAATTGATTTTTTATTCCTATCCTTTCTAGATACAAAGTCATCACCTTTATATCCAGAGTCAGGTGTTCTATCACTAGCGTTTGACATTAACCAACCACTTAACATAGCTTTACTCTTTTCTTTTGCAACGGTTAATTTTTTGAATGAATTTTCAATAACCCATAATGCGTAGGCTAACGCCATAAGTAAATCGTCATGATAACCATCCATATGGTCAGCTCTACCACCTTTGAAAACAAATGTTTTCATTTCAGAAGTTAGTCTACGTGAACGAATTTTAATACCGTCAGTTCTAACCATCATTTCTAAATGACCAATAACTGGGGTTCTTACACCAGAAGCACAGTTAAAACCTGGGTATTTACCCTCATTTGTATATGTGGTTATTCTACTAGTTAATTTATCTAAAGGTTTATTAGTGGTATCACCATAATATAAATTAGGTGTACCCAATTCCATACACTTATTAATAGTACCAACACCAATTCCACCAGTAATATCAACTACAACCAAGGCATCGTAAATCCTAGCATATTCATCAACTATATAACCCAATAAATCAGCTTGTAACTTACCTTTATATTCCATTACTTGTGTCATTGTAGTGAAATCCACAATTACTATGGTAGATGAATCTTGACCATCACCCCTAGCTACATCTGAAGATAGTATGTATTGGTGACCTGCAATGGGTTTTTCCCATATCCAAATATCACCTTCATGACCAGAGGTGTACAAAGGCTCTTTAACATTAAACTTCTCTTGGTGAATAATATATTTATCATCAATAACATTACCCCCAGAACCAATAAAGGATACATCCAACTCTTGGGCAATCATACGTTTATTATTATTCATACCACGACACATAGCTCTATACCAACTTGAACTAGGGCTATAACCCCTTTTAATCATTGCATCAAAATTGTCATGAGTGTATTCAACTTCATCAATAACATCATCATCATCTTCATCGTTAATCCAAATCAAATCTCTAATCTTACTTTCTTGATTCATAGTATATCTAGGGTCTTGATACCATTTCATTTCAATTACATGGAAATCATTATCACCACTCTTAGCTTGCTCATATGTCTTATAGTACAATTCATCCATACCATTTGGTGTTGAAACCAAAGAAGCCCTTCCACCAGTACCTAAAGCAGTTAATGCCGCACCAAACACGGTAGCTCCATTATCAATAAACGCTGCTTCATCCATAATTAACCAAGTAGGTGTAAAACCCCTTAACGCATCTTTAGATGTCGCAACAGCCCTTACTCTACTACCATTAGGTAATTTAAGTTCTTTTTTAGATTCGGTTGAGTATATTGTTTTGGCTTCTTTTTCAGGTGTACCGTAATAATCACCACCCCATACCCATCTTGGGAATTGAGATATAAAGTCTTTAATTTTATCTAAGAATTCAAATGCCATATCTTGCTTATTTGCAAGAATTAGAATTGCCTCTGGGTTATTAGGGTTAGCAAATAAAACTTTAACTGCGGCATAAGCGGCAGTTGTAGTAGATACACCAGCTTGTCTAGGTTTTGTTACCATAGTAAACCTATGTTCACGATAAGCATTTACTATATCTATTTGTTTTGGAAATAGTTTAAAAGGTACGAACCCTTCTTGAGTCTTATCAAAAGTTTTTAAATATTCAGTAATCGCATAACATGGGTCCATTAAACATTTACCATATTCTTCTAATATTTCACCACTTGTAAGCATACTTTTTTATATATAAATATACTAAAACTGCTTATAAACCCTCAAAAACAAAAAAAGAGCACATGATGTGCTCTTTTAATTATAATATTATTTGTGGTTTAAGTTAAAACCAATCTTCATCATTTAAGTTATCTAAATCTTCAGGGCCTAAATAATCATCATTATTTAACATATCCATAGCATTATCAAAATCATCATTTTTTAAATCATCTTTGACTTCTTCTAATAGTTCATCAATCTTAGCTTTGCCAGACCTAGTACCCATAAGGATTTCCCTTAAAGATTCGTTAAATTCGTCAACTGGCAATGAAACTAATTCTACATAAAGGTGATGTTTTAGAGCAAAATCTTCAGGTGGTATTGTATCACAAAACTTTTCCCATATAGGGGGTCCTAATCTCATATCCCAACTTTCAGCAGACATAAAATCAGCTTTGTCTAAAACAAATTGAGCTACTTTAGAATCTTTAGGTAATCCGTGATACGATAAAATTTCCATAACACCCTTTACTATTTCATGAATTAACACTGGTAATGTCATAGCCTCAACACTAATCTTAGGTTTATCACCTTCAGATTTAGGGAATTCAACATTTACAACACCACCAATAATTCTAGGTTTAGTGTCATCATTAATAAAATACATATAATCAGCACCAGTCATTAATTTAGCGTAACTAGATGGTAACAACGGTTCTAAATCTTGTAATTCTTGGTCAATCATATGAAACATATGGTTAGTTTTCTTAGCCGAACCTTGAATTAATGCGTTAATCATTCTACGTTTATAAACTTCTTTATTAGCTTGAACATATTCTTCGTGATTATCAAATTCAATATCGGTTGTTGGTTTAAGTTTCAACGCTTCAATATTTTTATTTATTGACATATCAGTAGTTAACTTAGCTTCAATTTCAACATCATCTTCATCCACATCAAATTCCTCTCTAACTAATTTAATAGCTAATTCAATTAGATGGTCCTTATGTTTACTCTCTAATTTAATAATTTGTAACAATAATTGACTTTGCTCTTTTAAAAATGTTATTGGGTCAATACTGTCAACACCATGGTGTCTTTTAAATGATTTTAAAACGTCAGTAAAACGTTTAGACATTAATTTCTCTTCAAAATTACTTTCATCATCATCTGGAAATGCTGGGTGATTACCCAACGAATGATTTTTTTCTCTAAGCTGTGCAGCTAAACTAGGGGACATTCTTTCGTCATGACCATCCTCATAAGTAATCCTACTTTCAGTCATCAACTTACCCTTTCTAGGTTTACTTATGGCTTTGATAGCAATAAATTTATATTTATTTGACATTATTTTTTGTTTTTTAAGTAGTTTATTAAATCTGATTTTTTTATTCTAGGATTTATATTCTCAGTTACTTTTATTGATGGCGCACCATTTTCTTTCAATTCTTTCATCAAATTATCAAATCCTTCATCCATTCTTCGTTCCTCTCTTTCTTCATCAAAATCAAATAAATCAGGGTCATGAAAATCCTCATCTTCATCATCACCTTCACGTACTATCATGTTTGCAAACCCCTTTTCTTTAAGTGCCCCTATAAAGTTTTTTAACATACCCTTAATTTCAGCCTTTTCCTCATCACTTTTATTAAACATATTGATACCAAGTGAGTTAATTACACCAGATAAATCAACTTTAGCATCTTCACTTATATCAGATTCATTAGTTGACTCTGGCTCTGAAGTTAAAATTAAATCATCATCAGCTACTTGAGCATCAATTTCATACTTATTATTTTTATAAGTTTTGATATCAGTTGAAATATCAATTTCTTTTACTTTTCCTTTTTTATACATTTTTATAATCTTTTTTAAATTCTATTCTTATATCCCTTTCATATAATTTATTGTTAACCTCAGTTAATGATATACCAAAAGGGAAAACCAATCTATTTGTTGGGTATTCTTCCAACCCATCGATATTTTCCCAAGCTAATGGAATTACACCATCGGTTGAATCCCACATTGAAAATTGTTCATTGTTTTGGGCAACTATTAAATTACTATTAATTTCTATTTTACCAACTTGTTTAACTATATCACCACTAGGTGATGTAGGGTTTCCTGATGCTGGATAAGAATCCCATCCTTCTGCATCAATATTATCTACTGAATCGCTAAATATGAACTCGTAGAAGTATTTATCTTCATGGTCAAATCCTATTTCATGTACATATATTAAATATAAATCCCCCATTAAACTTCTTCAATTACAGGTATTTCTCCGTCAGTAAACTGAGCTTCAGTAGTATACCCCTTAGTGTTCATATCAATTGCACCATCAAATTTACTTACTAATACGTAATATTGTTTACCATTAGATAATATATCTGTTTGATAAATATATCTAGAATCCTCATCCCCAGAATTAAGGTTAGTTATTTCACCAGTATTTAAAAAATTGCTAACAAATCTATCAGGTTCGCCATAAACGTCAAATTTAATTGTAACTGAATTTCCGTCTTCTGAAAATCCAGAATCTTTCACAAATTCGATATCACCACTTTTTTTTTCAGCCTTTGGTTTTGGGTCTGGAATTTGTTCAGGGATAATTCTATATGGCTTACTTCTCCTAGTTTTTCTTTCAGGCATTACTGTTGGGTCAACTTTTGGTGCGGTTTGAGGTTCCACTGAATTTAAACTTTCTTTTACCATTTCCTTTATGTTAATTTTACCTACAATATTACTCTTTTTTTCGATATTTTCCAAATTTAAATACTTATTTTCTTCCATACCATCATCATCAACACCTAATGAGGCATTTTGGAATACAGTTTTACCGTTAAAATTTGGGTTGTGGGACTCACCCATATCAATACCACTTAAATCCATCCCACCTTCTTCAGTGTCATCAGCTACGTCATTAGCCCCATCATCAGTTCCGTCATCAGTTCCGTCATTAGTTCCGTCATTAGTTCCGTCAT